TGTGGTTATTTTTTATTGTTAAGTAGTTTAAAAGGTTTTTTAGATTTGCTGAAAAGCATATTCTAAGCAATCGACTGGGCAGAAGTCTGCACCAAATTCTTTTTTAGAAAATTCTAAAACGTCGAGCAAACCGCCGTAAGCGATTGCTTCTTCGACTTGGTCATTGCCGTGAGACTCAACAAGTTGAGCAAGTTCATTTTTGAATTGAGAGCGGAGGTTGTTTTCGTTGTTCATAATTTTAGTATTAATGTTATTTTTGATTATGCTTATAGAATGATTATTTTTGTGCTATTGTCAAGCGATTTTGAAAATTAATTTCAAGTAATTTTGCGATGCGCTCGCCGTAAACTTTTTCCCATTGTTCTGCTGCAATGCTAGGGTTTGCTTTACGATTGTAGTCGTAGTTAGCTTGGGTAAGAAAGTCGATTGCGTTTTGTATTTCGTTATTGTTGATCATGTATAACAGTATGGAAAATTTTGTGCGGTTTGCAAGTATTATTTTTATTATTTTTTACCTATAAGAAAAACTAATGCACCCCCCACCCATTGTTAGAAAAACTGATACTTCGAAACACAGAACAATCGCGGGGGAGGGTATTTTCAATCTCCCAGACAATTTTCACCATACCAAATTACTTTGGGGGCAAAAAAAAATACGGGACTCATTTTCTACATATGTATCTTACTTGTGCAGGAGATAGATCGAACCATTCTCCCCTTATGTTTTGGTCTCTATATTGGGAGTGAAGTAGTTTTTCGTTTATTTCTTTTGTTTCTGCTGCGCTAAATACCAACTGGATGGTTGGTTTTTCTGATTGCAGGGTGCGTTCCCTGTATTTGGGATCAACACTTCTGCCAATCTTATAATACCCAGTAGATTTATCCTTCATAAGATAAACAAAATACTTTGTAGAATTTTCGTATTTGTTAAGATTTATTTTGGGGGTGGGTATTTTATTTTTTGTTTCTTTTATCTGTAGCTCTTTAATAAAATTTTCTGCGTTTTGTTTGTGGCTGAATTTTTTATCTATGTGTTTTTTATTGATTGTCCCAGTCACTCTATAATGGGTTGTGCCACTGGTGTTTTTACCAGAAAACAATCTGATTTTACGAATAGAGTCAGTTCTGTCAGTTATTTCATAAATCATTTCTCTATAACATTTATTCTTTCGGGGGCGAATCCTAATTCTATTGCTTTTTGATTATATGCTAGGGCAGCTTCTTCTTCTGTATCGAATACTCCTATATGCTGAATCTTATAATTGAACCTTATTCTTGTTACCCATCTTGTTTTTGTTTTCAATTTTTTCTTAAATACTCCTAAGTATTTACTTGCGCTATTTTTTCTCTTTCTTTGAAATGCTCGTGAATTTTCTGCTGATGTGACCATTCTTAAGTTGCTTACATTGTTGTTTAGTTTATTTCCATCAATATGATCAACTTGTAATTGTTCTGAATAGTCTTTTAGAAAAGCTTCTGCGATGATTCTATGAGAAGTATAAACTTTTATAGATGATCCATTTTTCAAACCAAAGCATCTGTAACCTTGACTGCCTATACTTTGCTTAATAAAAGCCCCTTCTTGGATTCCTAAGTAATTAGATTGGTTCACGGTTTTAGTAAATTCATCCCTATATATCCTACCATCTTCATACACTCTTAAAGTGCGTCCATTTTTTTCTATTGTTTTATACCTCATAGCACATTATAAACCCCAAACCGTTAGGCATAAGCCCCAAAACATTGTAATCGATCCATTCCGCAGCTTCTTCTTCGTTCATACCGTCAATTTCGGTAAAGTAGTCGAGCATTCTGGCGTAGGAATAAATCAAAATCCCATCTTCACTGTATCCAAGGATACAATCGTCCAACCCCTCAAGAATAAGGGCGTCATCGTGCAGGTTTTCTGCTATTTCTGTTATGTCTTTCATATTTAAATTTGGTACTCCGACCAGGATTCGAACCTGGAATAGCAGATTAGAAATCAGCGGTTATATCCCTTTAACTATCGGAGCTTTTGTTTTTTTGTGCCAGTTCAAAAAAGTGTCAATATCTGCTAATTGATTATATTCGATTTCATATCTACTTTGATCATAAGTGAAATTATTGGTTTTGGTTCCAGCTTTCTTTAAGTCAGCTATTTTGAAAAACTTTTTTTTGGATATAATGCCGCATATCCAAACAACGCTAAAATCGTTCTTGACTCTACTAAAAATATAGTAATCGGTGTCTCTATTTTTTTGCTCTTCATATAAGGTGGCACTATAATTAGACATTGGTTTGCCATTGCACCCTTGAGCTTTGGAATCTATTGTGTCTGAGTTTTTTAAAACAAAATCAACAGAATAACCTTCCGCATAAACTATATCTGCATAAGTATCACTAATTGCTGCTTCAGCTAGATAACCAGTTATTCTTTGTCTGTGTTTGTTTGATCTGTGAGTGCCTGTATGTCCGAACATTTCATAGAATTTTTTATTTCTTTGATTTGCTTCATCAAGCATGAATTTTGTAACTTCAACTTCTACCATGAGTGTGTATATTATTGCCCCCGAAATAAAAGTCAAGAGAAAAATAGTGTAAATGGTATTATGATTGACTTAAACGATAATACCACAATTAATATACCACTTAGAAATTTATTAGCCCTAATCTTTATGGTAGCGGTATGCGTTACTGGCTATGTTAATGTGATGACAAGAATTACGCAGCTTGAGCATGATCGTAACATTCGTGATGTCGAAATTGCCATGAATACAGAATTTCGTATTAAGTGGCCTCGTGGTGAATTGGGGGCTTTACCCGATGATGCTGAACAAAATCTAAGACTTCAGTATATAGAAAAACATTTAGAAGAAGTGGAAAAAATTGCTCGCACTCTAGAGATTAAAGCTAATCAAGAGAAAAATACACCCCTTGGGATTTGAACCCAAAACCAAGAAATTAAAAGTTTCCTGCTCTACCATTGAGCTAGAGGTGCGAAAAGTGTGAGGGAGCCGACCGAGAATTCCCAGTCCTTATCCTCATTATCAACCTCCGTAGAGGAATTACAAGCTCAATATTTCGTCACAAGTTGAGGGGTCAATTCGTGACATTTTTTCCTGCTTTTTGGGACAAATTTGTAGTACTATTTGTCCCAAAAAAAGAAACGCCCCAATGGTGATCAACCCATTGCTCCCTGTTGTATTCCGCAGAATTGTTTCAGGTGAGTAACCGTCACTGCATCTGTGTGCAGGATAGGATTTTAGGACAAGATGGTGGACCCACAGGGACTTGAACCCTGAGCCTAACGATTATGAGTCGTTTGCTCTAACCAATTGAGCTATGCGTCCAAAAAGTGGCTGTACAGGCTGGATTCGAACCAGCATTGCCGAAGCACGGATTAACAGTCCGCTGTATTACCTATCTACCACTGTACATTAAAATGATTGATACGTGTGATGGGATTTGAACCCACGTCATGTAGAGCCTGTGCTTTTTCGGCGATTGACCATCATAACAGGATACTGATCTACCAACTGAGCTACACACGCATCAAAGTGGCACCCCTACACGGATTCGAACCGTGGTTATCGCGATGAAAACGCGGTGTCCTAGACCTGACTAGACGATAGGGGCATAAAATTAGTTAGTCTTTGTATTATATATGAGAACCAACAAACTCAAGGAAAAATATTATGTTGGGTTAGAAAGTTTTAAAATTGCCCACCACAGACAACTCCCAACATAAAATGGAGGTCACACTCGGACTTGAACCGAGAAAGGTTGATTACAAATCAACTGTTTTGCCAATTAAAACTATGCGACCTTTAAATGGTCGAGAAGACAGGATTCGAACCTGCGGCCCTCTAGTCCCAAACCAGATGCGCTACCAGACTGCGCTACTTCTCGCAAATGGCGGAGGAAGTAGGATTTGAACCCACGGACGCTTTCACGTCAACTGATTTCAAGTCAGCCGCCTTAAGCCCCTCAGCCATTCCTCCATAAAAATCATATCAATGGTTGCAGGGGCAGGAATTGAACCTGCTCACGAAGCTTATGAGACTCCGTTGGCTACCTAACCTCCCTACAAGGTAAAATTTTTAAATAAACTGTCAAAGATCAATACACATCACTATGTACATGAAAAATAAAATGTCAACCACAAAAAATAAAAAGCCCCAAAATCCTTGGGGTAGGAAATTGGGGCTTAAAATTCTATGCGACCGAATAGCAAAACACACCACGCGATTAAGCAAATGGGGGGTAAATAGTGTTACACAAAAAAAATAAAAAAAGGAAAAAAAAATTTTTAAAAGAAAAAGTGTAAAGTAATTTATGGCGCTAGAGGGATCTCACGAAGAAAATATAATTATCAATGAAACTTTATTAACTGGAGTACAAAACGTAAGCTTTAGTCAAAATGTTTCAGAAAACCCAGTTTCTATGCTTGGAAACGATTTTGCGGGTACGACAATCAATGGTCCAACTACAGTAACAGCGTCGGTTGATAAACTTCTTTTAAATAGCGATTTTGTCACGGGACTCACTGGATTAACCACAATTTCGGGCCAATTTGAATATGGAGACAATTATCTTAATTTTTCTCAGGCAGTTTTAAATAGTTATGCAGTTTCTGCAAGCGTTGGAGAATTGCCTCAAATTTCTTTTGATTTGTCTATTTATGGAAGTTTGAGCGGAAGCGAAGTATCAATAGCTTCGTCAGCTTCAAATGAAAATGCGATTGAAAACGTTTCTCAATCTGGATTGATTGTGACTTTTGACAAAAATTCCACAAACGCCATTCAATCATTTACTTTTTCTGAAACTTTTAATGTACAACCTGTTTATGGTTTAGGACAAAATACACCAGCACATCTTTCTATCATAGGGCCAATAGCTCAAGAAGCTACAATATCAATCGAAGTCGAAGATTACGAATTAGAAGAAACCTTTTCTTTCTTAAGTGGCTCAAAAAACAGAAATAGAACAATTCAATTACAAATTAGTGGCGGCAATGGTATCCTAAATACTTTTGCCTTGGAAAATGGGCATTTAGTTAGTGAAAGTATAACTGCTGGCGCTGGAGATACGATTGTTGCTAATTTAAATTACAGAGGCTTCAAAAAAGTGTAATAATAATTATGGCATATATTTCATATAAGGACGTACCACTATATTTCGGAACATCGGCAAATACTAGCACTCTTCCAACAACAACGGATGGAAACAATAGTGCGGTATTTTGTCAACAGATTCAATTAAATTACACTCCTAATATCGCGCCAGTCAGACTCCTTGGCAAAACCCCAACAAGAGACAATTTTAATTTAGCTGGCCCCCCAAATTCTTCTTTATCTTTTTCTGCTTATATATCTAATGATGAATTTAATCCTACTGGTTTTACTGGTGATGTAGGTAATCTTGGCACAACTTTTAGACTTGGAGATGATGTTAGTGGTATTTCTGGTAGTGGGTTGTTTTTAACTTCTTTTTCTTATACTCTTGCTCCATATGCTCCAGTTTTGGTTCAATGTGATTTTGCTATTTATAACCCACTAACAATATCTAATCCAGGTGGAAAAATAGCGGCAGAAACCGCTGACCCTATCGATGATTTGAATTTCGCCAATTATGGTCATGGAGCATATTCAGCTTTTAATGGGGCGTCTATCTTAAGTGATGTAGACACGGTTGAATCGGTTCAATATCAATTTAATGCCAATCGTTTGCCAGTTTATGAAATTGGAGGCTACAATCCAAATGTTGTAGAATTAATTACTGCCGAACAAACTCTTCAAATCCAAGGAGATAATATTGAAGCTTTGGTACCTTTGACTGGCTCAAATCCAGGAAACATAACAATTGATATCAAAAATTCCGCTGGAACAACTTTATTTTCTACTCCAGTTAATGGAAGAATTACCGCAGAAAATATTTCTGTAGCTGGCGGAGATTTAGCTAGAGGTTCTATAACTATTACAGAGTTACTTAAGTAATTTAGTGTAATAAAGGTCGAATGTCGAATCAAATAGAATTCAAACAATTGAATCATAAAATAAGATTCAAGGAACGTAAATTTAAATTTACCGAAAACCAAATAGATTTTCTAAAAACGGCGCTCGATTCAAATTCAAAACTTTTGTTTTTGGCTGGTCCAGCAGGTACTGCGAAAACTTATATGGCCACATATTCGGCTTTGCAAATGATGATGGACTCTAACCTTGAAAAAGGAATTCTGTACATTAGAAGCATAGCCGAGAGCGCACAGAGAAGCATGGGAGCGCTACCAGGATCTCTAGAAGAAAAGTTTGCGATTTTTGCAAGCCCATTTTACGACAAACTCGATGAAATGTTAAACACTTCTGACATTAGAATCTTAAAAGAGAAAAATATGTTTGACTGTATTCCTGTTAATTATGTTAGAGGAGCGAACTGGAATGATACAATTGTAATAATTGATGAAGCCCAAAATTTCTCTCATAGTGAATTGGTGACTGTTTTAACAAGAATAGGAGAAAACTCAAAAATAATTATCTGCGGAGATATTATGCAAAGCGATATCAACAATAGTGGTTTTGCCAACATATTTAACATATTTAATGACGAAGACTCTGTGGAAAATGGAGTCGTATGCAAACAATTTACGACAGAAGACATTAAAAGAAGCGAAATCGTAAAATTTATTGTGTCAAAACTAGAGAATAATTAAAATAAATTTATTATAAATTTATGGCGATTAAATTTTGTACAGATTGTGGTAGGAAGTTTGAATATAAATTCAGCCCACCAAAGTTTTGTTCTGATTGTGGAACACCTATTGATGGTGTAGCAAAAGCGAGCAAAACTATTGAACCCGAAAGAGCTTCAAAAAAAATCGAAGCTTTGAGCGACGATGAGACAGACGCAGAGTCTGTACCATATATTTCAAAGCTAGAATATGAAATTGATGATTTTGGAGCAAGTATGCAACAAACAATGGGTTCTTTGGCTGGAAAATCCGCACCAAAACGAAGAAGTAGAACAGTTAGAGACTTTGACAATTTGTAATGTATCAATTCGAAGACAAGCTAAAAGAAATAGAAGCTGCCCTCGAAAGAAAACGTTCCAAATGGGATCTTGATGCGGTTGCATACATTGACTACGATGACATAAAACAAATCATCATGGCTCATATCTATAAAAAATGGCACCTATGGAACCAGTCAAAACCAATAGAGCCTTGGTTAAGCAGGGTGGTATCCAACCAATTCAAAAACCTTTTAAGAAATCATTATGGTAATTATGCACGACCATGCCTTAGATGCAAATTTAATGCTGGCGGAACAAGCTGTTTAAAAACAATCAGTGGCAATCAAGATACATCCTGCTTTGAATACAAGAATTGGGCAGAAAAGAAAAAAGCGGCCTACGATATAAAGTTAGCTGTTACAATGGAAAATCATACCAATGAAATCTACCAAAGAAAAGACACTTTTCTTGATTTGGGATCAGCGTTAGGTAAATTACAAAAAGAAATGAAAACTCATTTAAATAAGAGGCATTTTACGGCTTTCAATATGCTTTTTGTAGAAAATAAATCAGAAGAGGAAGTGGCAAAATTTTTAGGATTCAAGACTACTGAAAAAAAGAGATCAGCAGGGTACAAGCAAATCAAAAATTTAAAAAAGATCTTTCAAGAAAAGGCAAAAGAAATTATAAAAGAAAAGGATATAATATGATCAAATTAACAGAAGATCAAAAAAACATGATCTTGGAAATCTTTGAAAAAGATCCCAATATTTTAAATATAACTAAGGCCGTCTTTAAAGATGAAAGCTTAGATGGTAGATCTAAAGAAGGTAGGGCTGTAACCAAATTCTTAGCTACAAATGGATTAAAAGCAAAAACCACAAAAAGAGAAAAGTCAAAAGAAATCGATTTGACGGAAGATCAATTGGAAGAGATTGAAAGGCTTCAAGCAGACAATTTAAATACTTCTGAAATAGCAGATATTATATTCCAGACTAAAGTAGTGAGATTATCCAAAGAATGGAGAGTTATCAATGAAGTAATAAACCAACACAAAGAGGAAGAAAAAGATAAAGGCGAAGACTCTGCTGGTAACTATATTGCGCCACAAGCTATTTCAAGATTGATTAAAAAAATCAATGACTCAACTGGGTATGGATTGGAAGAAGGCAAGATGTCTAGGAATCAGCAACACTGCTGCGAAAAACTAAGAATTAATTTAAGTAATTCTAGATTCGTCGCTATTATTAATAATTATACGAATCCAAGAGATAAGGAGTTATTTGAACAAGAATTTGTTAGATTGACTTGGGACAAACCAGACCTTACGGCTGACGAATTAAACCTTTATATGAACGTCGCAAAGGAAATTATTAATCTAGAATTAATTACCAGCCACCTTCAAAAACTTAATGATATGTTTGAAAGCGCTGATGATCAAGACGAAATGACGGTTCGTCTTGCTGAAATTATTAAAGCTAAAAGCGGCGAATACCATCAATGCGAAACCCGTATTGAAAATTTAACTAAAAAACTTCAAGGAGATCGTGGCGCACGTTTAGCTAATAAACAAAAAGAAACAGCATCGTTTTTATCTATTGTTCAGCTTTTTCAAGAAGAGGAAGAAAGAAAAAATATGGTTCGTATCGCGGAAATGCAAAAACAAGTAATCAAAGAAGAAGCTCAAAGACTTGAAGGTATGGCGGCCTGGAAAGCTCGTGTTTTAGGTATAGGTATTGAAGATGTATTATAAATGCAAAGAGTGTGGAACTGAGTTTGACTCAGAGAAGGGTCTTCACGGCCATTTAAAGGCGCATAAAATGTATGTGGCCGATTATTATGTGAAACACTATCCAAGATTTAATAAGCTCAATGGAAACCCACTACCCTTCAAGAAAAAAGAAGAATATTTTGAAAATGATTTCACTTCAAGATCACAACTTGTGAAGTGGTGTGAATCTGCGCCACAAAAAGAAGTAAAGGATTATATAATTGAATTAGCCAAAAGAAGAATAAGTGAAAAAAAATACACTCATGCCCCATTTTATATTGAGCTTCTAAAGCGCCAATTACCAGATTTAGATATTTATAAAAAACACTTTGGAACATATACAAAAGCTTGTGAAGCTATGGGCGTTAAACCTATATTTTATAAAGGTATGCCTGAAGAATTTTACAACGATGTAGACGCTGAGGTATTGATCGACACTAGGGAACAGCAACCATTGAAATTTCCTAAATCACAAATTTTAAAATTGGATTTTGGAGATTATACGCTGGGTGGAAATAATTTTTCAAATACATTTGTAGATAGAAAAAGCGCAGGAGACTTCTTATCAACATTTGGGGGTCAAGTAGATAGGTTTAGAAGAGAGATGCAAAGATGTGTGGAATTAGATAGTTATATGTATATTGTTGTGGAAAAGCCCTTGGTAACAATAGAGAAGGAAGCTATATTCACGAAAGGAAGAAAAGCGCCTAAATTGGGCTGGGTATTCTCTAATTTAATTTCTGTTCAACACGAATTCGCTGGTAACTGCCAATTTGTATTTACTGATAATAGAAAACATAGTGAGGAAATAATTCCTAAACTATTGCATCTGGGTGAGAAGCTTTGGAACGTAGATATACAATATTTTTTAGATAAGGAAGAAAGATGAGTTGGGAAGTTGGAAATCAAAAACCTTTAAAGCGTGAAGATGTAAATAAGCAAGTTATGGATCTTGAGGGTTACCTTGAAGATACTAAGGCCAAGATTTGGCTATACAAATTTTTAAAAGAAAATGTAACTTTTACTACTCAATTACTTACTGGAATCGAACTATTTCCATTCCAGCATATGGCAGTTAAGGCTATGATGGAGAACGATTACTTTTTGGGAATCTGGTCTCGTGGTATGTCGAAATCGTTCTCGACTGGTATTTTTGCTTTATTGGACGCTATGTTAAATCAAGGCGTACACATTGGAATTATTTCTAAATCGTTCAGGCAATCAAAAATGATCTTTAGAAAAATTGAAGATATAGCTCAAGATAAAAAAGCAGAATTATTTCGCCAGTGTATCGGTAAAGTGAGTAAATCAAATGACGAGTGGTCTATGCAAATTGGTAGCAGCAGAATTACCGCTTTACCACTTGGTGATGGTGAAAAACTTCGTGGCTTCCGTTTCCAAAGAATCATTATTGATGAGCTTCTACTTATGCCAGAAAAGGTTTTGAACGAAGTTATTATGCCGTTCCTTGCTGTTGTAGAAAACCCAACAGAAAGGCAAAAAATAAGAGATGCCGAAAATGCTATGATCGCGGCTGGGAAAATGACTGAGGAAGAGAGAACAGAGTGGCCATCAAATAAAATGATTGGTTTGTCGTCTGCATCTTACAAATTTGAATATCTTTATAAGATGTATCAAGCATATGAGAATATGATATTTAATCCTGGAGCAAAAAACCAAGGTAGAAGATGCATTATGCAGTTTAGTTATGACTGCGCCCCTAAAGCTTTATATGATGAAAATTTGATTTCTCAAGCAAGAGGAACAATGAGCCAGTCGCAAATTGATAGAGAATTTAATGCCCAATTTACAGACGATAGCGCTGGTTACTTTAAAATTAGCAAAATGGCCGAATGCACAATTGAAGATGGAGAGTCTCCGTCTATTGAAGTAGCTGGAGAAGAGGGCGCTGAGTACATTTTGGCATTTGACCCTTCTTGGTCTGAATCCGAAGCATCTGACGATTTTGCTATACAGGTAATTAAACTTCTTCCAGAACAGAAGAAAGGTGTCTTAGTTCACAGTTACGCACTTCCTGGAACAAATTTAAAGAAGCACATGACTTATTTTAAATATGTTTTAGATCATTTTAATGTTATTATGATTGTGGGAGACTACAATGGCGGCGTTCAGTTTATAAATTCCTGCAACGAAAGTGACTTGTTTAAAAAAGAGAAATTAAAGATAAGAACATTTGATGCGGGGCTAGATAACCCTCACGATTATACAAAAGATCTCAAAGAAGCTAGAAGACAATACAATGTTTCTGACAACACCATATGTTATCTAAGAAAACCAACTTCTGTTTGGATTAGAAATGGTAACGAAATGTTACAAACAGCATTTGATAGAAAAAGATTATATTTTGCAGCTACTGCAATGGATGATAATTACTCCATACAAAAGGCAAAAAAAATACCAATACAAGATTTAAAATTCTCAAAATACGAAGATGAGAAAAATATTGGAGCAAAAATGATAGACTTTATCGAGCATCAGAAAGACATGATTGATTTAACAAAAGCCGAATGCGCTCTAATACAAGTTTCTAGCTCTAACGGAGGAACTCAAAGCTTTGATTTACCTTCTAATTTGAAGAGGCAAAAAGGTGTAGATAGAGCGAGGAAGGACTCCTATTCGGCTTTGGTTTTGGGGAACTGGGGGATGAATATTTATTATGATATGATGAATGTCCCACAAGAAAGTAATCAAGGTTTTACTCCAATGTTTATTTAAAAAGTTGGAAAAGTAACTTTTAAAAAGTGTAAGTAACTTTATAATAGTTATGCCAATACCGAAACCAGCAAAAAAAGAGGAACAAAAGCAATTCATGTCTCGTTGTTTAAGCGACAAGGTTATGAAAAAGGAATTTAAAGATATTAAGCAAAGAATTGCTGTATGTATGACATCATTTAGAGATAAAGATAAAAAAGATGACTAAAAGAAAATATACAAAAAAATCCAATTACTGGAATAAATTTGAAAAGGCCGCCCCGCAAGTATCACAAGCACAAGAAGCTGTTGAGCCAGCAACTGCTGGCGAATCTTATCATATTTCCCTGGGGTCGTACAGTCGCTCTGGTTCTGTGAGCAACCTCTCATCGTCTAATACCAGCACAAGAATAAACAGATCTTCTGTTACGGCCCCACTTAATAAATTTAGTCAAATTCGTGGAGGACTACTACCTTATGAAATCTCTTCAGATGGCATCAATGTAAGAGAAGCTATTGAACTTTGCCAGAAAGCTTACGCCAATGTTCCTATTTTTAGGAATACAATTGATATGATGTCCGAATTTGCTAATTCAGAAGTTTATTTAGAGGGCGGCAATGCGACATCTAGAGATTTTTTCATGAAGCTTTTTGATAGGATCAAGCTTTGGAATTTGAAAGATCAATATTTCAGGGAATACTACAGGAGCGGAAACATTTTTCTCTACAGATTAGACGGCAAGTTTGATTTGAATGATTTCAAAAAGTTTTCTAAAATTGTTGAAGGTTCTCCCAAAGAAAACAAATTTCCTTTAAAATATATTGTTTTAAATCCCTTTGAGATCGTTGCAAAACGCAGTACGGTTTTTAATACAAAAGACGGAGCTTATGCCAAGATTCTTTCTGAGTTTGATATGGAAAGATTGGCGAATCCTAAAAATGATCACGATAAAGCCGTATTCGAGGCTTTAGATCCTAAAGATCAAAAACTTATTAAAGATGGCGCTTATTTTAAAGACGGACTAAAAATAAATTTAGATAACGAAAGATTGGCGTATAGCTTTTATAAAAAGCAAGATTATGAACCATTCGCTATTCCTTTTGGCTACCCTGTTCTTGAGGACATTAACGCCAAGATAGAAATGAAGAAAATGGATCAGGCGATTATGAGAACTGTTGAAAATGTTATT